TAGTCTATACAAAAGTATTTATCAAAACAGTGGTGGTAATATGAATCAAGTTTACTTAGCAGCAGCTCTTTTAAACCAATTACAGGGTGTTGCTCAGCGAAAAATTTTACAGCCTGGACCTCCTGGCGATGGGTAAAGGATCTAAGCCTAGACCTCTCTCGGTATCTGCTGACAAGTTCAGCGATAACTGGGATAAGATCTTTGATCGGCGTAAAAAATCATTAAGCGGTAGCCTGTCGGGTAAGGATCCTGTATAATACATCTTATATAAATAGTTATATATTTTTATAGAACATACTGTTTGCCTAGTGTGACGAAAAGAAAGGCTAAAAACTCTAAATAAAAGGGAAGATTAAGTTAACGTTATCTTCCCTTTTTTTGTGGACGAAGGACCAGGGACTAAGGACGATAGACTACGTAAGGGGGACTAAGGACTAGGAACGACGGCCCAAGGACTATTCTTCTATCAGCCCCATTAGTTTGTCATACGTGGTAGGCTTCATTGTTTCACCTGTGTGCCAAAGTTTTAAAGTTCTATAATCTACAATCTGACTGGCCAACATTTTATATGCATGATCTCTTCTATAGCCTGCGTCCATCAGCATGCTTAGTTTTTCATCTATTTGTTCACGTAATTTAAGTTCTAGTTCTTTTCTTTCAGCTACAAGTTTCTTTACTTCTTCATATTTCATCATTTGTTCTCCTTTGAATACATAATTATATAAGATGTGTACTATATATCAATGGTTTTCTAACCTGAAGCCTACTTTAAAGGTTAGATCTAAGTTATTGATTCTGTTGATAATAAAAATCTTCTAACTTTGGTAAGGTTAGATCGTAAGCTATTGATTTTATTAACAATGTTTCTATTCCTATATAAGAAAACCTAACCTCACCTGTAATATTTCAAAAAGATTTCATGAATACGCTAAAAAGCTAGAAAATATATTTTTCAGGTTAGAAGTGGTAGAAATATAAGTCCTATAAGGGTTTCCGTCTAACTTTGCATAAGTTAGGTCAGGTTAGAAAGTGCTGAGAATGTTGAAAGAATGCGGGTTTAGAGCTAACCTGGCAGAAGTTATGTATTATAAGTCCCATATATAATAGGACTTGTTACTTTTTATTACCTTGGTATATACTTCGCAGATGCCAAAAGGAACATCAGGAAACATATCAGGTAAAAATGACAAGCATCTAACACCTAAGCAAATACGTTTTGCTAAAGAGGTTGTTTACAATGATGGATCTAAAACACAAACAGAGTGTGCGCTTGCTGCTGGCTACGCTGATACATCTGCGGCCGTCAGAGCCTCTGAGCTTATGAATCCACAGAAGTACCCGCTTGTAGTTCGATACATACAGGGCCTCCAGGCAGAGGTAGACAAGAAGTTTGAGGTAACATTTAGTAGGCACGTTAGGCAGTTAGCCAAGATCAGAGACCAAGCCATTGATAAAGGTAATCTTACTGCCGCAGTATCGGCAGAGGTGCAAAGAGGTAGAGCGGCTGGTTTGTATGTGGAACGTAAGGAAGTTAGAACAGGCACGTTAGATTCGCTAAGTGAAGTAGAGATTAAGCAAAGAATACAGAAACTACTCGGAGATTATAAACCTCTTCTTGAAGTAGAAGATGCAATTATTGTTGAGTAGCTTGCTTCTTTTTGCGCTTGTGAGCCTGTAGTTTTATTACCCATCTTTTAGGTGTAGTCCGTTTGGACACTAAACCGCTTGCTTCTTCTGGGCAATTTTTTCTCCATTGCTTTTCTAATTTTTCCATATCCATTAGTCATAACTCCCTAACATATCTACAAAATCCCTTAGTGTATCTTCTTCGGGTTCCATATCTTTATCATCATAATCTTCCCAAGATATAGTATCGATTGCTTGCTTGTGTGCTTCTACTAATGTGTCCGCTACGTCCTGGAGCTTGTTAACCAGTCGTGGATGTGTATCAAGCGGACAATCAATACATAATCTATACTGTCCGTTCTTATTCTTGCTGTCTATTTTTAGAAATACAGCTAAGTCTCCTAGCTGTCCACGTCTAAATATTTGTACCACAGCTTTGGCTTGTGACTTATCTAAGTATGCTATGCGTCTGTTCATAATTGTTTTATCCTTTTTGGGTTTTCTATGGGTGGGTTTAAGTCTAGGTAAAGCTCGCTTGTTAGTTCTTTCCTTTGCTCTGGCGTTACCTGGCTAGTGATCCGTATATCGCGTTTCTTTATGTTGCCTGTCTTCCAATAAATACTTTCGGGTGGATCCATTTTAAGAGTCCAATCTATTGTCCCGTGATTATCAGAATCAAACTGCATGGTAGGGTGGCAATCAAACCTATCTTTGTATAGTTCAGTCATTGAATTGCATGTATGGTTGCGCTCTTGTCTTTGCGACCTCTATATTGTCCGTGCCTAATCGTATAGTCGGACGAGTAGAGTCTGAGCAAACCAATACATATTCCCCGCTTAGTTTGTCTAAAATGTACTCTTTAGTCATTCATATCCTCTGTAAGATTGTTAATGATTTCACTAATTACTAATTTATGCAATTTCTTGTTGTTGCGTATTGCGTTCTCGTTTGTGTCTATATACACCAACGGAAGGCCTTGAGAGTCTAGAAGCACGTTATATCTAACCCATTTTTCGCAACAGTTTACATACTGCGTTCCTATCCCTGTAATTTTTCGTAGGTTCATTAGTTTCTTTCCTCTTGTACGGCTTGTATATCGTTAGGATAAATATCTAATCCTTCTAATATGCAATCGTCATAAAGAGTATCTTTCCAATTAGATTCTTCTTCTGCTTTATTCAAAGCTTCGTTAAGTTCATTAGCTATTACCTTTTGAGTAGATATTTGCATATCTCTATCTGTTTTAATTACTAACCATTTCATTAGCTTTTCTCCTGTAAATTAATTATCGATTCAAAATAAATCTCAAATTCTTTGCGGTCTTTCAAACAAGGATTTCTTATTTGTAAATATTTGCCGTTATTTTTGATTACAATTTCATATTCTTTCTTATTGCATTTGAATAAAAAAGTAAGATTTTTTCCTTCCTCAATTTCACGTAAACTCATTTAGCTTTTCTCCTTTGTCGCACTTAATACATTTTCAAAATAGCTATCTTGTTCTACAGTATCCCAACTGCATAAAGGTTCACTATCTATAGCAATATCTATTGCGTTTTCTTCATCTTCAGCTTCTACTATCTTGAATACTGTATAAGTGTATTCTCCTTGTACTCTGTATTTAGCCATTGTTATTCTCCTGTATTTGCTCATACATATTTTCTATATGAAACAATATATTTTCAATTAAATCTCCTGTCGTTTCTTCATTATCAGAACCACCATTCACCCTCTTGTATTTATCTATTTTATTAGCTTCTAAGGTGCGTTTTAAATCTTGAGCATCAAAGTATGCTTGAGATATATCTTCTACGTAAACTTCTATATTAGCCATTGTTCCTCGTCTCCTTAATTAATCTGTTTAGATACCATTCAGCTTTGAGTAGATCTTCAAGGCCGTTCTTGTGTTTGTGTCGGGTAACATACTTGATGATGTTACCCTCCAAGAATCCTAGCTCGTGAGACTGTATGTAGTCCGTGGTCTCTATACCTTTCTTGTAGTAAGAAGGATTTATTTTATCTTCATCCATGGTATCAATAATCTCTTTCATCTATTTCTGTTCCGTCAGGAAAGTAAAAGAATCCATATCCTTCTGTTCCGTCACACTCTTCGTCTACAGTTTCTATTTCTTCGTAGTCGTAGTCTTTTATTTTTTTCATAGCCTCTTCATTAGTTTTAGCATCCACTTCTACTTTGTAGCCAAACCAAGTAATTTCTTTTCTGTAAAAGGTTACTGTCATTTTATCTTCTTGCATATCTCCTCCTATATCCAACATTTATAACCAGGGCAATCGTCTGTGGTCTCACCACAATGCTCACAATACTTTTCGTCTTTTGCTTGTACCTCTTTGCGTAGGCGATTAGCTATGTAAGGCCTTATGTTTGTTACTTTACTCATTGTCGTCTTCT